CGCTGCCGCGTTGACCTTGGCCGCGTCGCCGCCCGCAAAGCCGCTCATCGAGCGGTCTGCGCCGCAGTAGCCGTCGCTGGTGGCCTGCATGACCGCCCACAGACGGTGCATCTCGGCCTCGCTTTCGGCGCGGGTCAGGCCGCTTTCGGCCAGATCGCTCTCAAGGATAACCTCATACAGCGGCTTGCCGCTCTCCTTGCAGAGGTCGATCATCTCATGCACGGATGAAAATGCCATCTTTCCCGCCCCCTTACAGATTCAGAATCGTGACCTTGACGATGCCCGGCTGGCTGCCCAGCTGCCCGGCGATCTCATCCGGGATAGGCTCGTCGCACTCCAGCACCATGACGGCGTAGCCGCCCGCCGTCGAGCGGTAGAGCTGCATCGTGGCAATGTTGACGCCGTGCTGGCTCAAACAGGTGGTGACGGCTGCCACATGGCCGGGCGTGTCCTGGTTGTGGACGATCAGCGTGTTGTGGTCTCCGCCAAAATTCGTCGTGATGCCGTCGATCTGGCAGATGTTGATCCGCCCGCCGCCGATGGACGCGCCGACGACCTCGAGCTTACGGCCCGACGCACCGGTCAGCCGCAGCACCGCCGTGTTGGGGTGCGCACCGCGCAGGTTTGTGGTGCCGATCTTAAAGTGCAGCCCGGCCTCCTTGGCAATAGAAAAGCTGTGCGGGATGCGGTCATCGTCCGGCTGCATGCCCAGCAGCCCGGCGACAAGCGCCCGATCCGTGCCGTGGCCGCGCCCCGTGGCGGCAAAGCTGCCGTAAAGCAGGATCTCGGCCTCGGCAGGCTGCTCCCCCAAGAGCCGCCGCGCCGTGCTGCCGATGCGCACCGCACCCGCCGTGTGGCTGCTGGACGGCCCCGTCATGACCGGGCCGAGCACATCAAATAACCGCATAACGGACACCTCACTTATAAAATGGTATAGAATGAGTATAGCGGATTTGCCGCGGGATTGCAAGGCACGGGCAGAAAAGGAAGAAAATGTTAAGAATAACAACACTTCCCTGGCAAATTTTTACGTTTATCGGGGAAAGCGTTTGAAAAATGCGGAGAGAGGTTGGAACGGAGGCGTTTTTGTGAGGTAACGAAAATGGCGGGGGGATGCAGCACAACAGACAAGAATGAAAAAATATATGATGCTTCGTTGCTGGTGGCGTGCGGCGGTTTGTACACAGTAAGGTACACACCAGTGTACACACCCTTGTACACACCCCACACGGTAGCTGGCGTTTTGTGGCGGTATATGCAGTGTGCAAAGGGCGATAAAAGTATAAAAAGAATACCGCATATTCAACGCAATAGCGTTAAATATGCGGTATTTGGCGGAGTAAGAGAGATTTGAATTTGTTACAATGTGCGCTATGGTGTGGAAGATTGATTGTTTACGAAAAATATACGAACCAATGCGATTTATGCGGTGAAGTGTGCGTTGAGGATCCGTGTGGCTTCATCGACGGCGCTGGCCTTGGCCTCGGCGTACCAGCGCTGGGTTGTCAGGATGTCTGCGTGGCCCATCAGCTCCTTGGCTACCTGCGGGCTGATGCCGCACTGTACCAGCGTGCTGGCGAACTCATGCCGGAGCTGGTGCGCGGTGAAGTCCGGCTCCATGATTGTCTTGTACAGGGGTGCACCGTCCTTTGATTTCTTGCCGGTTTTATAGCGCTTGCCGCTGTCGTGGGCGTGGCCGATGCCGATGCAGTATTGCAGCCATGCGTTTTGGTATCGGCTTTTTGTCATGGGCTTTTTGCCGCCAAAGATGAAATCATCATCGGCCAGATCGGCAAGTCGGCTGCCGAGCGCATCCTGCAGGGGCTTGAGGATCGGCACGGTGCGGTAGGCGCTGTCGGTTTTCGGCTCCTCCAGCTCGGGGTAGTTATTGTGCCAGACCACGGCCTTGGAGACCTTGATCGCGCCGTCAGCGAGGTCCTTCTTCTGCAGCGCCATCACCTCGCCCAGACGCAGGCCGGCGTACATCATGATGGCCGGGCAGAGGCCGAAGCCCTCGGGGTGGGCCTTTACATCGGCGACCTCCTGCTCTGTGGGGGCGCGGCGCTTGGTCTGGGGCAGGCCTTGCGGCAGCTTGAGCAGCGTGCAGGGGTTCGCGTCGCCGTGCATCTCGGCGCACCAATACTGCCAGATCAGGGAGAGCACCGACTTCTGCCCGGCAATGCTTTTGTAGGCGTAGCCCTGCGCGGCCATGTGCATCAGCTCGCGGTTGATGTCGGTGCTGGTGATCTCGCGCATGCCCTGCCCCTCAAACCAGCCCTTGGCGAGCTCCACCTTGTGGCGGTAGCCCCGGCGGGAGCCATACTTGATGCACGGCTCCTTGGCGCGCCAGAACGCCTCTGCGACCTCACAGAAGGGGTCTCCCCTGTCCCGGCGGGTGCTGGCCTCTATGAGGGCCGCGTCGAGCTTGGCCTGCACCTCCTTTGCGGTGCGGCCATAGAAGTGGCGGGTCTTGCCATCAATGACGCGGCAGCGCTCGATCAGGCCGTCCGCGCGTTTTTTCGTTTTCGCCATGTAAAAACCTCCTTACGATACACTTTGACAAGCGTGTCCGGAGGTGGTACAATACGAGTTGGAAGGGTTTTGTATTGTGTCCACCTTGGACACGCCGAGCCACTAAAATGTCTCACGGTTGCAGCCGTGGGGCGTTTTTTGCTTTTTTGGTAATTCCTACAAAAGTGTTCGTACCGCTTGCATAATGGATCCGAACTGTGTATAATATAGATAAAGGAAGACTCGTGAAGGAAAAAGGCTGGGTTCCCGAATGGGAGTAGGCTTAATGCTTAGAATCCTTTGCCCCTGGGGTCTCCTCTTTTTTTGACCTTTCTTTTAAGACCTGGAGAATGTTCTCCGGGTCTTTTTCTATTTCCATAACAATCAAATCAATAGTTGCCATAGAGTAACTATACATAGGATGCGAAGGAACATTATAGCTGTAACACAATTTTGGATTACTCTTTATTCCATAATGCTGCACAAAAAGTCGAAAATGGTAGCTGTTGATTGTAACCGCAACGCCATCACTTGCCAAGCGTTTGTTTATTCTGGTAATACAGCGTTTTTCATTGAATGGGTAGACATTATTCGGGTCCTGTATTTCCTTGATGATAACACCACTCGTCTCTGCATTCTTGTCAATATGTATGGTCGAGGTTGCCTTGTCTTTGTCTTTTGTGATGTAGTGATAGTGTTCAATGCGAATGGCAAATGCTGCGTTATTTTCTTCTGCCGATAGGCTTTGTATGTCTGCGCTTGCCTGTAAAAGGCGGTTTGCCAATTCCGGCGGATATTTTGCACGGATCTCTTCCACGTCCAGCGGACGCATACTTACCGTCAATGTGAGAAAATTCTGCGGAACATACTTGTTTGCTTCAATGCCAAAAAAGTCATGCAGTTTTTCTGTATAGTTAAATACACAGGACTGAAACAGCGGCACATAGACCATCTCGTATTCTTCTGTGATGAAATGTGTGCTGGTATTCCGCAATTCGATAATCTTTTCAAGGTTCAGCCGCAGGGGCGCTTTTCTGTTCGTAAAGACCTTTTCGATACAATTCTCAAGGGATAATGTTCGGTTCGGATTATCCTTGTAATAGATTGACCTTTCCCCCTGCGTGTTCATCATATGTGCCTTAAGCAATAGCTCCCAAGCATTACAAATGAACATAGAGAATCCTTCGATGCGGTAATGAATCGTTGGCTTGTTATACACTTCAATCGCCATCAAAAAGGACTCGATTGATTTATCAATAAGACGGTTCACTGTGTTTTCCAATGCTTTCTCCTTACTGTTCCATAGTCTAAATTCTGTTCCTTTGAGTTTCGTTCAGTAGAGAAGGGCTATTTTTACAGTCCCCTGCAGAGGCCAACGGCCTTGCCCTCGATGGTGATGGTGTTCATATCCTCGCCGATGCGCAGGATAGTCGGAAATGTGGGGTTTTCCGACCTCGGTTTGCAACTGTCACTCCAGTTTTTCAAATACCATAGTTGCCTGGATACGGTCGCCACCCATCAGGCCTTTGCTGCCGCTGCTGGTAGTAGAAATCGTGTGCAGGCGATACCCCTTTGCGGCCTGCTCATTGATGACATTTTCCAATTCCGTCAGATTGCCGGAGCCGGTTCCGATAAATTTTTCTTTCAGGACGACTTGCAGCACAACATAATGGTAGTTATTGCCGGATGCCCTGGAAAATGTGGATTCCTCCTGAAGTGTGTCAAAAATGCCCATAATAAGTACCTCCTATTTTATACCGCTGCTGCGGTTTGTTACAACTTCCTGCACAGGCCAACAGCTTTGCCTTCGATAGAGATTTTGTCAAGCTTGGGGTCACTCACGATTTTTCTGCTTAAGAGTCCTTGTTTGTTCAATAAGCGCAATGTATTCACTTTCCGTTAGCTTGGTTATATTCTGTCCTTCGGCAATCAGTTCATTTGCCTTACCGAGCTTTCTGGCAACCGCCCATTCAGGAAGGTGAGAAATGTCCCCGACAACAAGATATACGGTCTTGGTGTTTACTTTTTCCCGAAGATTCGCGCCAACATCCTTTAATAAGCCTTCAAGGTAATCCCGGTCAAGGAAAAAATCACCGGTAAAAGCGAAATTTTTATCAAAAATAGGTGACCATGCAAATTCCTTTGCGATAGCGGCCTTTTGTGATTTTTTCCGCTCGCGTTCCTGATGCGTAAATTCCTTCTCGTCTGTAGTCATTTTTCGGATACAATATTGCAACAAGCTGTTTGCGGTTTTTGCATCATCTAAAGCGCGATGAGCATTACCTGTATCCAGGCATAGACGATTTGCAAGAGATTGTAGCCTATAAGATTTCCCGGGGATGCAGTTTCTAGCAACTTTTACCGTATCAATATAAGAAATAGATGCTATTTCGGTGTGGTCTGAAATAGCACGAGAGACAAAAGCTAAGTCGAAAGTGACATTGTGCCCAACAACAATCTGATTTTTTATTCTTGATACAACATCTGGAATTACATCCTCTAACTGCGGGGCATCGCGCAAGTCAGACTCGGAAATTCCATTTATGGCGGTAGCCTCCGAAGAAATAGGAATAGTCGGCTTTATGAGGCTTGTATATTCGTTTGTAATTTCTCCATTTTTGACTGTAATGATTCCGATTTCAACCATCTGATCTTTTTCTGGGCTGAGGCCGGTGGTTTCAGTATCAAGCACGACATAATCTGTCAATTTTTTAAGGCTTTCTATATCATCGGGGGCATTTACCAATGAAATGCGATTATTTTTGTTAGAGGTAAATGACCCCGGTGCTTTAAGCTCTTTGACGTTCTGCCCCAGTAGCTGTTGCAGACAAATCAGAACAAACCCATAAGCTAAAAGCGCAACCAAAAGCGAACTAGCCAAAGAAATGAAAATGCCATGGCCTTCTACGAGATAATACGAAAATAAAATAAAAGTGACAAGAACAGCGCTCAAAAGCGAAAGAACTTTGATAGTTTTCTTTGATGAAGTGTTTTTCATTTTCGGCACCTTATTTACAGTTTCCTGCACAAGCCAACGGCCTTGCCTTCGATGGTGATGGTGTTCATATCTTCGCCGATGCGGATGATTGTGGGAAAGGCTGGGTTTTCGGCGCGGAGCTCGATGTGGTCGGTGAACAGAAACACGCGCTTAAGGGTGGCTTCGCCATCGATCAGGACGGCAGCGACCTCGCCGTTCTCGACCATCGGCTGGCTGTGAATGGCTACGACATCGCCGTCTTTGATTTTTGGCTCCATGCTGTCGCCCTGGCACAGCAGCGTGAAGTCGGCATGCCAATCGCTGGGGACTTCATCGTAGGCCTCGACATTCTCCTCCGCGAGGATGGGTGTGCCGCAGGCGATCTGCCCCACACGCGGGATGCGGTCCCGCTTCGGCAGCGGCTGGAACCCGGCGGGGATGGATCTCTCTTTCGCAGTGTCAATCCCCATCAAATACGCAGTAGTAGTATTCAATGCACGCGCAAATGCGATGACCTTTGACTGCGGAATATCGGCTTTTCCGTTTTCGATTTTGCTAATAGATGATTTATCCTTATAACCCATTTTTTTTGCCAGCTCCTCCACAGTGAGGCCAAGTTCAATGCGGCGGGCACGGATTCTTTCATAAATGGTTGACATATATTCACCTCTTTCACTTGTATCATAGCACATCGTGGAATTCTATTCAAGTTTTTTTGATAAAACACAGCAAAAAAACTTGACATGGGATAGTGAGGGTGCTAATATGATAGTGGAATGAAAACACACAACAGGAGATGGAGATATGACCGATACAAAAGCTTTGCGTGCTGCTATCAAGGAAGCAGGACTAACTTATAAGACAATAGCCAAGGCGTTAGGTATCGCAGCCTACACGCTTCAATTAAAAATCGACAATGATACGGAGTTTAAAGTCAGCGAAGTGGACAAAATCTCCCAAATGCTGGGATTTACGCTGGAGCAAAAAGACAAAATTTTTTTTGCAAGGTAGTGGAATTAAAATACACTATCTCGCACTATCTAACACTATCTAACAGTATCTAACAGAAAAATGCGCAATAAATGTGCGCAGTGATTGTGTCCACCTTGGACACGCAAAGGAGTTGATACAGATGAACGGAGTGTACGACAGGATCCGTCAGCTTCGCATTGCCAATGGGCTGACGCAGGATGAGCTGGCCCTGGCCGTTGGCTACAAAGGCAGGTCGATGATGTCACAGGTCGAGCTGGGCAAGGTCGATCTGCCGCTGTCCAAGGTCGCCGCTATTGCGCAGGCCCTGCACACAACCCCTCAGGAGCTGCTGTTCCCCGCCTCACCTCCCGAGAAGGTGAACGAGAAGGCGGCTGCAGCTATAACCGTAGCCGTCAAGCTGGACGGCATGGATGAAGCCCTTGATAAAGCGCACGAGTTGGTAAGGACAATCGAAAAGACCAAGTCGCTGGTGGGCGACCTGGCCGTGGACACACAAAGGAGGTAAGCATGGCACGCGAAAAGCAAGGCTACCGGGATGCGCTGGAGCGCATCCGGCATGAGGCTGCTGGCGAGCTGGTGACAGTGCCCGAGGCCGCACACATCGTTTACGGCACAGACCCCTACGCCGCGCGCAAGGTATGCCGCAATTTTGAGGGCTGGATCGGGGCCGGGCGCGACAAGCGCATCCCGGCCACCGCGCTGGCGAGGCAAATTTGCTGATGACAATGGAGGATCTGAACTGGGTACAATCAAGGCTTAGGAACTGCACCAACGCCCGCCGCCAGCTGAGAATCTGCGCCGAGTGCCTGTGTGTGGATGAGGGCACCCTGCTGGAAAGTCTGGGCTATGCCAGTCTTGACGCTTTCCGCGCGGCGCATCCTCAGAATAAGCGATCCCGCGGCCCGTCTGTTGAGCGCATCTGCAACCCTGTGCCGCCGGAGGCGATGCTGGAAAGCATCCTGTACTACTACAGCGGCGCGCCGATCAGCAGCGTGTGCAGGATGATGGGCTACACCCAGACCGTGACGCCGGAGGCAATCCGGCACAGAGTGTATAGCTGGAAGAAGAAACACCCGGCGCTTGCCGCCGGTATGCCGCACAAGCGGCCAAAACCGAAAAAGGAGACCAAGCCCATGAAAATGACCTATGATGAGGCAGGGCTGCCCGCCTATGCCTACGCCAAAAGCCCCTACACCGGTGCCGTGGTTCGTATCGTGCGCGGGGAGCGTGCCCTGTTTGGCATGAACAGCCAGACATGTATAGACGAACTGAACACCGCTGCTGGTGTTAGCCGTGCCCAAGCCGCCGCTATGTACAATGGCGCGATGTGCGGTTGGGGCACACCCTACTCAGATCCTAGCAATTATAATGAGGCCGGTGTCTACATCGGCCCGGAAATGGAGGATAAACATGGAGAAGAATGAGACCCCCAAAAACCTCGCCCTGCTGACAGCTGACGAGGTCACGCTCAGCATCCTGGAGGTGGACGCCGAGGGCGTGCGCATCAAGCTGTGGCCGGATGTCAACGCCGTGCGCGCCCATCTGGAGGAGTGCTGTGAGCGTATGCCCGGCGGGCTGGCGGGCTACAGTGTGCGGCACTACGTTTGTGGGCGGTATCTGTACTGCGCCGTGGCCCTGGCCGACATCACAAAGGACGCCCCCTGCCCCACCACCTACCGCGTGAGCAGCGACGCGCCCACCAACGAGGCAGACGGCAGCTTTTTGGCCGCTGCTGCCGCCTGGAGCATCGGCGCGGGCGTGCTGAACCTGCCGCCGCTGCGCATCCCGGCCAGCAAGGTCCACATCGTCCCCCAGGGCAAGCCCGGCACCAACATCATTGAGCGCTATGTTCTGGATGATGCCCTCACCCTGGACGACATCACCTACAACGGTGACGGCAGCGTGGCATCGCTGAGGGTGCGCAAGCGTGATGGGAGCGTGATCACATGGCAAGCCGGCTGATCGCCCATGTGGCCGCCTGGTACATCCCAACGGGCCAGCCCTTAGTCAACGACATGGACGGGCTGACGATTGACGGTGCGTATCGCCTGGAGGCCCAGCGGATGCACGCCGAACTGGAGCGCCGCGCGCGGGGGCAGCCCCTATGCGTGGAGATCGACATCCGCCCGGTGAAGAACAAGCGCACACTGGATCAGAACCGCCTCATGTGGGCGCTGCTGAACAGGCTGGCGCTGGCGTTGAGCGGCGACACGCCCGGCGGGGTGACTGCCGAACAGTGTTATCTTGACCTGCTGGCCGAGTTCGGCGTGGAGAGGGAGATCTTCGAGATGCCGCTGCGCGCCCTGCCGCAGTTCAAGTGCGCCTACCGCGTGACGCATATCATCGAGCACCTGCCCGGCGGGCGGTGTCGGGTGGCCGCTGCACCGGGGACATCCTGCTACACCACCCAGCAGATGCACGACTTCATTGAGCGCATCTTTGACCGGCTGAGCGAGGCCGGCGTGGACGATGCCGAGACAACCGAGCAATACCGGGATTGGAGGCGTGCGGATGGCTAAGAGTATTTTGCAGAAGGATAAAGAGTGCTATCTCTGCCGACGGTTCTACAACCTGCGCACCACGCGCGGCCTGGAGGAGCATCACATCCTGTTTGGACGCGGACGGCGCGAGTTGTCTGAGCGGTACGGCCTCAAGGTCTGGCTGTGTCATAACCACCACAACGAGCCGCACATGGGCGTGCATTTTGACCCGGCGGCCCGGCGGGTGTTGGAACAGGCAGCACAATTTGCTTTTGATGAACTCCACGGCCCCGGCAGCTTCGCCGAGGTGTTTGGAGAAGAAATTTAGGAGGATACTTATGCCCCAGATCGTAAACAAAAAGAGCGTGCTGGAGATGGCGATGGGCGCGATTGCCGAGATTACAGACTATGAGGTAGAGCGGGTCGTGGCGAACATCATGGACCCCAACACCAACGCCACGGCCAAGCGCAAGATCACCATCACGCTGACGTTCGCGCCGGATGACTACCGCCAGCAGATCGGCATGGATGCGCAGGCAAAGACCACCCTCGCGCCGATCCAGCCGGTGCGCACGTCCCTGTGCATTACCAAGGCGCGGGACGGCAGCCTGCTGCTGGCCGAGATGACGCCGCAGGTCCCCGGACAGGTGGACATGGACGGCGATGAGACACCGATGCCCGCCATGGCCCGCGTGGGCCGGGCCGGGTATTAACATACAGAAAGGACAAAGACAATGGAAAACAGCTTTTTAAAAGACGCTATTAACCGCATTGTGGAGCTGGCGACCCCCTTCACCCTGGAAACGCGCAACGGGCATCAGTTCTGCTCCGCCGATCTGCGCGAGGTCAAGCCGGAGGTTGAACTCCCGGCGCGGTACTCGGTGGATACGCTGGAGGCGCTGGTCAAGCTGATCCGCACCGAGGGCATCGACCACTCTCCCCGGCTGTATGTGCGTGTGGACAGCGCCCGGCGGGTCATGGTGGATACTACATACACGCACAAAGAATACGCAGAGTTCAGCCGCCTGCCGCTGTATGAGGCCGTGAGCGATGTGCCGAGCATTTCTGTCAACCAATATATGAGTCAGGAACACGCCGTTATCGAACTGCAAAGCCTGTACGCCGTCACCGAGGACCGTGACTACCTGCTGGCGCTGCTGAGCCGCATTGACGTCAATCAGGGCGTGTCCAGTGTGGACAACGGGATCAGCCAAGAGGTCAGCGTCCGCACCGGCGCGGTGCTGAAGGAGCAGCAGACGGTGCAGCCCATCGTCCACCTGCAGCCCTACCGCACTTTCCTTGAGGTCGAACAGCCTGCCAGCGACTTCTTGCTGCGCCTTGACAAAGAGGGCCACCCGGCACTGTACGAGGCCGACGGTGGTGCATGGAAGCTGGAGGCCAAGCGCAACATCGCCGCCTATCTGGGCGAGCAGCTGGCCGATCTGGTGGAGTGCGGCAGTGTAGTGGTGATGATCTGATGCTGAATGTTTGTGCATTGCAGGGCCGCCTGGCCCGGGACCCGGAGCTGCGGCAGACCAACACGGGCAAGCAGGTGGCGACGTTCACCCTGGCCGTTGACCGCGGGCGCAGGGACGCAAACGGGCAGAGTCAGGCGGACTGGATACCCGTCATCGCGTGGGAGCGCGCTGCCGAGTTCGCCTATAAATGGCTCACTAAGGGCCAGATGGTAGCGGTGGACGGACGGCTGCAGAGCCGCACCTACACAGCCAGGGACGGCACCAACCGCACCGTGCTGGAGGTTGTTGCCGCTAACATCAACTTCTGCGGCAGCAAGGCGGACAATGCAGGGACTCTTTCAGCTCCCACTGAGGGGCCCAGAGTGAGCGCGCCTGCACCGGAGTACAGCCGCGGGCCGGGTGACGACTTCGCCATGATCGAGGATGAGGGCGACCTGCCCTTTTAAACGTTGAAAAATTGAAAAATGACCTTACAGGGATGCGCCGGAAAGAGCGCGGCGCACCCCTGTATTAAGGTCAGCCATTTTTAGAAAGGCCAAGCTATGGAAAAACCCGGATTTTACGCTATTCTCCCCTCCCCGGTACGGTACGACAGGCGGCTCAGTGCGTCTGAGAAGGTTTTCTTTGCAGAGATCACCGCCCTGTCCGACCAGTGCGGGTACTGCTACGCCGGCAACGGCTATTTCAGCGAGCTGTACGACACGAGTGACCGCACCGTGCAGCGCTGGGTGAAGCACCTGCAGGAGCTGGGCTATGTGGCCGTGACCAATGTCCGGGACGGTGCCGCAATGCAGCGGCGCATCTCCCCGCTGTCAGATGCAGGGCATGAGGAAGCCCCGGAAACAGAGGCCGACAAAAATGTCGGTGAGCGACATCCAGTGTCGGCGGGCGACAAAAATGTCGCACCCACCCCGACAAAAATGTCGCCTACCCCCCGACAAAAATGTCGCCTAGAACAATACAAGAATAACAATACAAGAGAGAACAATACGCGTGCGGGCGCGCGCGCGAGTGTTTCCGATATTTTCCGGGATGCCTTCCCGGGAAATGAACGGCTGACGGAGGCCCTGCTCGCATTTGAGGAGTCCCGGGCCGCGGGCAAGCATCCGCTGACCGTCAACGCCGCGTCGCTGGCCTGCAACAAGCTCAACCAGCTGGCCGACGAGGCGGGCGTGCGTGACCGCTACGGCTACATGGCCGCAGTGCTCGAGCAGAGCATCCTGCGCGGATGGGAGGGGCTGTTCGCCCTGAAGGACGATTTTGTGGATGCCGTCCCCACCCAGCGCCCCGCCAGCACGGAGGATCGCCCGCGGGAGATCGGGCCGGACACCGACATACTTGATTTTTTGTGAGGCTTCTGAATGGAACGTGCAACTATAAGCCGGCAGCAGCAGACGCAGCGGGCGTTCCTGGGCGCGGCGCTCATGGACCCGGCCCGCGCACGGGAGTACATCATCAAGCTGGTGCCCGGGATGTTCGACGAGGGCGTGAGCCGCGCGGTGTTCAGCGCGGTGCAGCAGCTCACCAAGGCCGGGGAGCCGGTGGACGTCATCACGGTCATCAACCGGGCATCGGCGGGCCGCCCGGCGGATGAGATCAGGCCCGGCGTTGTGGCAATGGCCGAGACCTGCCCCAGCGTCTCCAACATCGGCAGCTATGCGGCGCAAATACTGGAGGACTACCGCTACTCGCTTTTGCAGGGCGACCTGATGAAGTGCATGGCCAAGGATGCCATGGACAGCGACGGCGTCTGCCGCCAGCTGCGCCGCACGCTGGCGGTGCAGGATGCCATCCGCAGCACCCAGACCGACAGCACGGCCCGGGACTTTGACGCGGTGCTGGATTCCGCGCTGGCCCGGCTGGATGAGCCGGACGACAGCCTGAAACTGGGCTGGCCGGAGCTGGACCGGTACGGCGTCTTTGGTCGGCAGCGCGTCTGCGTTGTGGCTGGGCGGCCCGGGTGCGGCAAGACGGATTTCTCGCTGAATCTGGCGGCCCGGCTCTCGAAGCGGTACAAGGTCTACTACCTCACGCTGGAGGAGACGGCGGAGGCACTGATGGACAGGATCCTGTCCAAGGTTGCGCGCATCGACTCCGGCAAGCTCACCAACAAGAGCCTGGCCCCGCGTGAGCGGGAGATCATCAACAATGCCGCCGCCCGGCTGCGCCAGCATCACAACATGATGCTGGACGCCGACAGCAACCTGACGATTGACGGGTTGGAGGCCAAGCTCATGCAGTACAAGCCGGACATCGCGTTCATCGACCACATCGGCCTGCTAAGTCCCACCGACCCGCGCCAGACCGAGTACCAGCGCATTTCTGAAATTACCCGGCGGCTGAAGGTAGCCGCCATGAAAATGGGCATCGTCATTGTGGAGCTGTGCCAGATCAACCGCGCCGGCGTGAAGGGCAACGAGGGCCGCTTCTGCAATCTGGAGGACCTGCGCGGCTCCGGCACGATTGAGCAGGACGCCAACAGCGCGATCTTTGTGGAGAACAGGCGCACCGAGGACAGCAAGGAGCTGCGCGGCGAGGACGCCTATCAGGATACCGCCGTTATGTACGCCAAGAACCGCGAGGGGCCGACGGGCGTTGTGTCCATGCGATGGCAGCCCCAATACCATCAATGGCAGCCGACCCCTAAAGAGGATTTTGAAGAAATCGACCAGATGAACTGGCCGCAATAACACCCGCCGCCCCGGCGGGACAGGAGGATTACTATGATCAGCATTGCAATTATCAACTTGAAGGGCGGCGTCGGAAAATCCGTCACCGCCTGCAACCTGGCCGCCGAGCTGGCCGCCAAGAGCAAGAGCGTTCTGGTGGTGGACCTCGACAAGCAGGGCAACACCAGCAAGTTCTTTGGCGTGTTGGACTACGACAGCCCCAGCGTGGCCGAGGTGATGCTGGGCGAGGACGACATCATGGCGGCCATTGTGAAGGGCGTCGATGTTTGGGGCGTACATCTGCTGCCCTGCGACATGCGAATGCTAAAGGCCAACCGCACGATACTGATGGACAACGGCCCGCGGCAGTTCCATCTGAGGGACGCGCTGAAATGTGTGGCCGGGGACTACGACTACTGCATCATGGACTGCCCGCCGGACTTGGACATGGGCAGTATCAACGCCCTGTGCGCGGCTGACTGGGTCATCATCCCGGTGGACTGTGACAAGTGGGCCTGCGACGGGATGCAGGAGATAGTAGAGCAGATCGAGCAGGTGCAGGCCTACTACAACCCGCGCCTGAAGATCATGGGTGCGCTGATGACGAAGTACCGCCGCACCCGGTACGCGGAGGACATCATCGTTCAACTGTGCGCGTCGGGAATCAGCGTGCTGGAGACTGTCATACGCTACACCGTCAAGGTCAGCGAGGCCGCGCATGCAGGCATGCCGCTGTTGGAATACTGCCCGGACTGCACGGCAGCGGTGGATTACAGGGAGCTGACGGAAGAAGTTGAGCGGATCGTGTCCAATGTGGACACAAAGGAGGGCTAAGCGATGAGTAAGGGATTCTCTATCAACGACATTCTCGGCAACACAAAAGCCAACGCCCCGGCGGGTCAGAAAATGCAGGTCGTCATGCTGCCGGCGGCAGACATCGAGCCGAACCCGGAGAACAGCATCTACGAGATCGGGGATGTGTCGATGCTCAAGGCGGACATTGCCGAGCGGGGCCTGCGCAGTCCGCTGGAGGTGCTGCCCGCCAAGGGCGGCAGGTACATGCTGATCGCAGGGCACCGCCGCTGGACGGCCTGCCGCGCCCTGACTGCCGAGGGCGTGGCCGGGTTTGAGGTGCTGCCCTGTGTTATCCGCCAGAGTCAGGGCGAGGATGACGACTTGATCGCGCTGATAACCTCCAACGCCACGGCGCGCGAGCTGACGGACGGTGAGCGGCTGCGCCAGTACCGGGCACTCAAGCAGGCACTCGAACGCAAAAAGGCGGCGGGTGCGCTCGATGGCCGCATCCGTGATGAGATGAGCCGCATCACCGGCGATGGCACCGGCACACTGGGGAGGCTGAATGCCATCGTCAACAACTGCGTGCCGGAGGTTCTGGCGATGGTGGAGCGTGGCGAGATCACCATGACGCGGGCCTACGAGTGCAGCAAGCTGTACAAGGTGCAGCAGGTAGAATACGCCAAAATCAAGTACGCCAGTATGCCGCACATCACCGATATGGCCCGGCGGGCGGCCATCAAGTATCTGGTCGAGTGCGGCCTGGCCGGCCAGCTGAAGAAGCTCGATTATGTTCGCAAGAGCGAATGGAACTACGCTGACAACAGGCTGGATGCCCGAAAGCTGGAGCCGGTGACGCTGGATCTGACTGAGGGCGAGACGGATGCGCTGCTGCGCATTGAGTCTGCTGGTTATTACAACTTTCGCGTGAGGATGCTGGACCCGGCGGATACAAACGAGGTTATTGCCGAAAGCTCACTCACTACACGAGATTTGTTCGATGCAGCCAAGCGCCTGTACATCAACAAGGACGATCTGGCGGCGTACAAGGCCGAGGTGAAGGGCAAGCGTGATCAGGAGCGTGCCCGGCAGGAGGAGGCTGGAAAGTGGCAGGCGCTGGCCCGGCAGGAGCTGGAGGCGTTTGACAGCTGGCCGCTTGTGACGCGGCTGAAGGACCTGGGTCTGACGATCCGTGAGCGGAAGATGGCAGACGGCGGGCGGCTTATCATTGCCGTGGATGATCTGACGCGCTTTTCCGGCCATGTGGACGGCTTTCAATACCGCGAGTGCTTCGCGGTGCGCCTCGGGCCGAACGGCGAGCGCGCAGGCCGGGACGGAGACATCAATGCGCTGGAATGGTACAAGCGCTGGTACAGCATCGGCGCGGGCATTGAGAACTACATTGCCGAGGACATCGAGAGGAGCGAGAAGAAGTGAAGTGCATGTACAACCAGAGCAAGCGCGGCTTCAATACCCGCCAGAGCCAGTTATTGAAGATGTTTCCAGATGCGAGAACCGATGACGCCGGAATCCTTGTTTATTGTCCAGATGCTTTCATTGCAAAAGAAATAAGTGCCGAATATTGCAACAAATACAATAAATGCCAAGAGTGTCGCAAAGACTACTGGCTTGCGGAGGTGGACACATGAACTACGATGAGTGCGTTGCGTGGATGGGCCGCTACTGCGCAGCCAAGCATGCGGCACCGCGCCTGCGGGAGAAACTTGCCGAGGAGACCCGGCGGGCCGAGTATGCAGAGGTCCTGCGAAAAGCCCCGGCGGGTACGGCAGAGACAAATCTTGAGAGTGCCATTGCCAGCATCAATGCCCGGCGGGAGAAGCTGGCCGCCCAGCTGACGGCCGGTGAGGCCGCGCAGGTGGAGATCGAGGAAGCCATTGGCAAGGTCCCGGACGCGCTGGAGCGCGAGGTCCTGCAGGCGCGGTACATCGATGGACGCACCAATCGTCAGATCGCGGCACGGATGAGAGTGAGCGAGCGCTATGTACGCAAGCTGCACCGGAGAGGAATTTTGCAAATTTTAAAATTAGTTCCGCTTAGTTCCGCCCAGGTGTGATACACTCAGGTTGCCGGGTGATGGGGCTTGACACACGGCGCTGCAATGTTTGCGAAACCTCCTAGAGGGAAACAGTCGCCCCAGCTGGGACGGCTGTTTTCTTGGTATCCAGGCGCAGGGTATGCAGGGCGGGCGGGTACGCCTGGCCGGTTCGATTCCGGCAGCTTGGCCATGTATTTTCTCCTTTCCCTTTCACAGCTGACAGCCGGGAAAGACCGGCACTATATGAGACGCACGAGTCCGTATGAGGTCTTGTGCGCGAATACTGGCGCAAGAGAGGCTACCGGCCTTTTCGCGCCCGCTTTATTCTTTTTCCGTGTCTGCTGGCGGGTAAGTTCAGCAGAACCGCCGCGGGTCAAGCGGATCGCGCCATATCATCCGAGGTGGCGCGGTTCCCGGCCTCAAGGTCGTTCTGGGCCGGGGTTGTATGCTGTATAGCCAACCGCTAGACTCCACACGGCGGGATGGGCGCTGTGCTCCGCAAGCAAGGCACGGCGCAGGTGCAAGGCCTGCATGCAGTACCAGTACGCCGCTGTCGGCGTAGCAATAAATTGGCAGATGACGGGCGGAAATAGACCGCCATGCCCGGCGGGCGGGAGAGGCTCAACTACATCGAGACAAAGAAACTCCGTCTCGCGCCGCTGGGCAGCTATTGTATTCACTACGGCCCGGCGGGTCAGCGTGTCCACGTTGGACACAAAACGCCGGACCAAGAAAATATACCGGGAGGGGTGTGCATGAAAATGACCCCCACGAAAAACAACCCCCGCTATGCCAACGGCAATCTGCGGCGCAAGCATAGGGCCAGACTCCGGGCCATGGGGTGCGAGTGCGGCATCTGCCATGGGCGGTTCGGGCCGATTCATTACGACGAGCCGAGCGATGCGGCGCATCCGCTGAGCTTTGTTGTGGATGAAATCAAGCCTGTTGCTAAATGGAAACAGTTTGGTTATCCGTCAGCGCGGGCCGCAGCGGAGGATTGGGACAATCTGCAAGCTGCGCATTACTTTTGCAATGCGCAAAAACGAGACAAAACAGCGAGTTTTTCGCTTGATTTCGGTGCAAAAATGACGAAAATTCCCAAGATTACGGACGGCAGCTGGTAGGTGGGGAGGGTCCCCCTCCCCCGCCCACGGCGACCCTGCTGCTGTCCAGCGCCGATTTACACACGGGGTGTTTATGAAGCTGAAGAATGTGAAGGGCGGAAGGCTTGAGGAGCTGAAAAACCTGAAGCTGGTGCTGGCGGCGGCAATCGACGGGTACAGTGACCCCAAGGCGCTGCCGCAGCTGGCAAAGCAGTACCGGGAAACGGTACGGGAGATTGAGGAGATAGAGGGAGCGGCGAACAGTGAGGACGAGATCGGTGAAATCCTTGGCGAGCGCGCCGCTGATGGGAAGTCAGGAGCCGTCCGAAAGAGTCGCACCTGACTACACCGCCAGCGACGGGCTGGATGCGGCCAAGCTGGTGCGCATCGGCGGGACGGTGCTGGACCCATGGCAGAGCGACATTCTGGACGATTGGCTGGGGCGCACGCCCGCGGGTAAGTGGGCCGCGCCCTCCGCGGGCGGCAGCGTGCCGCGCCAGAACGGGAAAAGCCTGCTGATCCAGGCGCGCAGCGAGGCGGGAATGCTTTTGTACAACGAGCAGGTCGTCTACACGGCGCACCTGCAGAAAACCGCCACCGAGACGTTTGAGGAGATGCGGGACTTTTTTGAGGGACCGAAGCTGCGCCGCCATGTGGCCGAGATCAAGACGGCCATCGGGCGCGAGCAGATCATCCTGAAGTCCGGCGCGCGCATCAAGTTTCTGGCGCGCACCCGCAACGGCGGACGCGGCCAGCACGGCGACCTGCTGATCTTTGACGAGGCGCAGGAGCTGGACGAGACGCAGCAGGCGTCGTTTCTGCCTGCCATCTCGGCCAGCCTGAACCCGCAGACGCTCTATCTGGGCACGCCGCCAGACGAGAACGCCGACGGCACGGTTTTCCGCCGCATCCGCGCCGGTGCGCTGGACGGCAGCGCCAAGCGCACGGCATGGTTTGAATACTCCGTCAAGGAGATCGGCGACATCCACGATCCGGCGCGGTGGGCCGCGGCCAACCCGGCGCTGGGGCGGCGCATCCAGCTGTCCACCATCGAGGGCGAGGCCGCGCAAATGTCCCCGGATACGTTTGCGCGGGAGCGGCTGGGCTGGTGGAGCCCGGTGGTGACGGAAAAGCTGGACTATGCGCTGGACAAGAGCGCATGGGACCGCTGCGCCAGCGATGCCGAGAAGCCGGAGGGCAAGACAGCCTACGGCGTGAAGTTCGCGGCGGACGGCTCTGTGGTCTGCCTGTGCGGCGCGGTCATCCCGAAGGACGGCCCGGCGCGGGTATCGCTGATCGACATGCAGCCCACAGGCCGCGGCTACGGCTGGCTGGCCGACTGGCTGAACGCCCGCTATGACCGCGCCAGCTGCGTCGTCATCGACGGGCGCAATGGCGTGGATGTGCTTGTGGACCGGATCAAGGGGAACTGGCGGGCCAGGAACTCTGTTATCCGGCCATCGGCCAAGGATGTGATCGCTGCCGTCAGTGCCCTGACCGACGCCGTGAACGAGGGACGGCTGACATGGTACCGCCCGCAGACAGCCCTGCGTGAAAGTGCCGTGACCAGCATCAAGCGGCCCATCGGCGGCGGGTACGGCTTCGGCGGCGACAACAGTCTGCCGGTGGAGGCCTGCGCCCTGGCGCTGTGGGGTGCCAGGACCAGCAAACGAGACCCGACCCGGAGAATGCGGATCGGCTGATGAGGAGAATGTGATGATCGCACTGAATTTCGGCACGGTGGCCGGGCTGACGGGGCCGGAGCAGAAAGCCCTGGACGAGCTTGTCCGGGTCTACAGCCTGCATCAGGCCGGCAACGCCGAGAAGGAAAAATACTACGAGGGCCACGTTGCGCTGAAGGACGTGAACCTTGGGATCGCACTGCCGCAGGGCATCCGCAACCTTGAGATCGGGTGCAGTTGGGGGCAGAAGGCCGTGGACGTGCTGGCCGCCCGCAGCATGTTTGACGGATTTGTGAGCAGCAGCGGCGACAATGCTGTGCTGAACCGGTTGATCGCGGACAACCGGCTGATCGCCGAGTACGGCAAGGCCTGCCGGGACGAGCTGAAGTACGGCTGTGCGTTCGCAACGCTGTCCGCAGACGCGGCCATCGGCTGCAAGATACGGTTCCACTCCCCTGCTACGGCGGCAGCGCTGTGGAGCGGCGAGAAGGGGCGCATTGCCTGTGGGCTGGCGATCATTGACACCGTGCCGGACGAGCATCTGACCGGCGTGTGGCAGCCGCGCGTGGTGAACCTGTACATGGACAACGCGGTGACAGTGCTGCGCCGGAGGCAGGACGGCTGGAATGTCCAGCGGATGACCCACGCCATGGGCCGCCCGCTGATGGAGCCGCTGATCTGGAATGCCACGAGCGGCAAGCCGTTTGGCCGCAGCCGCCTGAAGCGCTCCATCCGCACGCTGATAGACGACTACATCCGCACCGTGGCGAACGCCACGATTGCGCTGGAGTTTGACACAACGCCGCAGAAGTACATTCTGGGTGTGACGGACGAACAGTACGATGTGCTGATCTCCGACAAGTTCAAATCCTACGTGGGCAGCCTGCTGGCGGCGACCAGCAACCCCGAGACCGGCGAGAACCCGGTATTCGGCCAGCTGGCGCAGGGCAGCCTGAGCCCCCACACCGAGAAGATGCGGATGACGGCGACCCAGTTTGCGGCGGCCACCGGCCTGACCGTGACGGACGTGGGCGTTGTGAACGATGCGAACCCGACCAGCAGCGATGCCATTCTGGCCCAGAGCCAGACGCTGGTGCTGCTGGCCCAGCAGCTGAACACCGGCAACGGCGACGCGCTGCGCACGATTGCCCAGATGGCGCAGGCCATCCTGCGCAACGTGCCGCCCGGTGCGCTGACCGAGGATGAGCGGAACGTGATGCCGCACTTTAAAAATCCGGCTATGCCCAGCGTGGCCGTGACGGCGGACGCCGCCATTAAAATTGCCACGGCCCGGGAGGAGTTCGCCAGCACGGACACGTTTTTGGAGATGATCGGCTTTGACCAGGCCGACATCCGCCGCATCCGTGCGCAGGAACAGCGGGTGCGGGGACAGCAGGTGCTGATGGAGATGGAGGATGAGGATAACGACGCAGGCGTGGGAGACGTACATCCGCAGGCTGGCGCAGCTGAATGAGAAGGCCGCGCAGCTTATGGCGGAGTACCTGGCCGCCCACGGCACCGCCGACACGGAGGCGCTGACCGACTATGCCGCGGCGCTTGTGCAGAAATACGGTGAGGGCAGCGCCGAGCTGGCCTGCCAGATGTATGATGCCATGGCGGCGCTGCAGAATGCCAGGGTGTCCCCTGCCGAGCCTGCGGCACCTGCAAGCCGCCGCGAGGTGGCCCGGATGGTGCTGGCCACCCGGGAGAGCCCGCCGCAGATGCAGAGGGGCGTGAGCAGACTGGTAAAGCGTGCCGGGGCTGACACAACGCTGAAAAACGCGCAGCGGGACGGCGCGGAGTTTGCCTGGGTACCGCACGGCGACAGCTGCGCCTTTTGCCTGACGCTGGCAAGCCGCGGCTGGCAGAGAGCCAGCCAGGCGGCCATCAAGGGCGGCCACGCAGAGCACATCCACGCCAACTGTGACTGCGAGTACGCTGTCCGGTTTGACGGGCGCACAAGCGTGGCCGGGTACGACCCGGAGGCTTATCTGGCGCAGTATAACGCTGCGGGCGGCGATATAAACAGGATGCGCCGGGTGGACTACGCCGCCAATAAAGAGCGCATCAACGCACAGAAGCGGGCAGCGTATGAAGCGCGGAAGATCCGGGGAGACCCATAAAGCCAACAGCAGACAGCACTGCTGTTTATATGCCCGTCTCCGCTGCACGAGGCGGAGAAAGGCACTGATTTTGCCCGGCACGGCGTTAAACTGTACAGCCAGTGCGGATGCGACCCGCGTGAACAAAGCGCAGGCGGAAAGGACCAGAGATGAAACGTGAAGAAGTAAAAAACAAGATTCCCGGCATCACTGACGAGCAGCTGGACTGGCTGATGGGCGAAAACGGCAGGGACGTCACTGCCGAGAAAACCAAAGCTGCCAACCTGCAGACGCAGGTGAACGACCTGACGACCCAGCTGAACACCGCCAAGGACGGCCTGAAGGCGTTTGAGGGTGTGGATGTGGCTGATTTGAAGGGGCAGATCACCAAGCTGCAGGGCCAGCTGAGTGAGCAGGCGGACGGCTTCGCCTTTGACAGCGCCCTGGATGCCGCCATCCACGGTGCCCACGGGCGCGATGTGAAGGCAATCCGCGGGATGCTGGATGTAGCCGCACTGAAGGCCAGCAAGGACCGCACCAGCGACATCAAGGCTGCGGTGGAGGCGCTTGCCAAGGAAAAGGCATGGGCCTTTGAAGACATTGGCAGCGGTTACCCCAATGTGCCCGATGGCGGCAGTGCCGGTGCCGGCGGCGGTACACCTGCGGCAGATGGTGTGGAGGCAGCCTTCAAGGGGATGAATCCGGGGCTGAATGTGTAACGGCAGATGGCGGCAAGGTCTGCCCTCATCCGCCGCTGCGGCGGCACCTTCTCCCCCCCCCGAGGGGGAAGGCTTGAGAGAAAGAGAGGTAATTTTTTATGGCACATGCAAATCAGGAACGCTGGAGCAAGCTGGTGGACGCAAAGCTGCGCAATCAGCTGGTGACCCGCGATAATGCAATCTTCAACAGCCGCTACGAGGGCGACCCCAAGAGCGGCAAGGTCAAGATCCCGGTGCGTGACACCGAGGTGGAGGTAAAGGCCTACGACAAGGCCAACGGCATCGACCCGAAGGCCGGTACGACCACCTACCTTGACCTGGACATCGACCACGACGAGGCCGTGAACGAGCTGATCGACGGCTACGATGCCGCCAGCGTGCCGGACGGCATTGTGGCGGACCGTCTGGACAGCGCGGGCTACAGCCAGGCACTGTCCATCGACAAGGCAAGTCTGGAGGCCCTGCAGGGCGCAACGGGCGCAAACATCTGCGCCACCAAGAGCGCCGTGACCGAGGAAAACGCCTACAAGCTGGCGCTGCAGGCCAAGCGCGTGCTGGGCCGTAAGGGCGTGCCTAAGGATGGCCGCTTCATGATCGCATCCCCGGAGTACATGGAGGTGCTGATGCTGGACAGCCATTTCATCAAGCAGGGCGACCTGTCCCAGGAGCTGGTGCAGACCGGCGCTGTGGGCAAAATCGCAGGCTTTGCGGTGTATGAGTCCAACAACATGGACTTTGAGAACGCGAACCGCGTTGCCAGCAAAAAGACCACCACCGACTTCATCTGCGGGCACCCGAACTGGTGCCACCGTGTTATGGAGTGGCAGGTCCCCGTGCATCTGCAGGATCTGAACGGAAGCGGCAAGTACATTGGCGCAAGCGCCGTGCAGGGCCGTAAGGTGTACGGTATCAAGGTATCCAAGCCGCAGACGCTGTTTATCAAGCGTACCGAGGCGGCGACCTAAGGAGGCGCACCATGCGATATGCTACCCTGGCCGATGTGGAGGCCGGCTTCCGCACGCTGGAGGAGGATGAGCAGCGCCGCTGCCTGGCTTTGCTGGAAGAGGCCGCTACCATAATCGACACATGCAGCGAGAATGCCGCACCGGACCGCAAGCAGCTGGTGAGCTGCCGCATGGTGCGCCGCGTTTTAGGCGACGGAGCCGCGGCCCAGCTGTACCCCATGGGGGCGACCCAGGGGTCTGCGTCCGCGATGGGCTACACCCAGAGCTGGACGATGAGCGGCGGCAGCAGCGGTGAGCTGTATCTGTCAAAGCTGGAGAAGCGGCTGCTGGGCCTTGGCAGCCGCGTGGGGGCGCACAGCCCGCTGGAGGATCTGACATGATCCGCGGGGCTGATGTGCTGCTGTACGTCAGGACGAAGGTCGGCGAGGATGAATTCCACGCGCCGGTCTGGCGGGAGACGCCGGTGGTCGTGCACAATGTACTGATCGGAGAGCCGGACGCGGACGCCGTTGTGAGCGAGCTGCAGCTTGCCGGGAAGCGCCTGGCCTATGTGCTGGCGATCCCCAAGGGCGACACCCACGACTGGGACGATGTGACGGTAGAGTTCTTTGGCCGGAAGTGGCGCACCTACGGCGGTGTGACCGAGGGCATCGAGGAGCTGCTGCCGCTGGCCTGGAACAAAAAGGTGAAGGTGGAGCGCTATGAATAAAGTGCGTATCAAGCTGCACAGCGCTGGCGTCCGGGCGCTTTTGAAGGGCGCCGAGATGCAGAACATCCTGAAAGAGCAGGCCGCGGCTGTAGCGGCGCGATGCGGCGACGGCTACGAATACCGCACCGACGTAGCCCAGAAGCGCGCTGTTGCGGACATCTACCCGGCTACCCCCGACGCCCGCCGCGACAACAGCAGGCACAACACGTTGGAGAAATCACTGAAATGATCGAGACGACAGTTCTGGACTTTTTGGGCGGCAGGCTGGCCGTGCCGGTGCTGGCAGAAGTGCCGGAAAAGCCCCCCGGCAGCTTTGCCGTGGTGGAGAAAACGGGCGGCGGACGCAGCAACGGCCTGAAGCAGGCTACGCTTGCCGTGCAGAGCTACGGCGAGACGCTTTTGCAGGCGGCCCGGCTGGATGATGACGTTGTGGAAGCGATGGCCGAGCTGGCAACGCTGACCGGCGTAGGAGCATGCAGACTGGTCCGTGACTACAACTTTACCGATACGGCGAACAGGCGATACAGATACCAGGCGGTATTTGAGATCGTGTATTATTAACGGCAGGCGGAGCAAGGTCTGCCCTCATCCGGCCCTGCGGGGCCACCTTCAGTCTACGCGCTAAGAGCCGCCTTCGGCGGTTGCGCTACGACACGCGCCTGCGGGCGCAGCCCCACGGGGGAAGGCTTAAGGAAGAAAGCGAGGTTATATATGGCAGATGCAAATCTGGTAACGGTCAGCAAGCCGAAGGTAGGCGGCGCGGTATGGCGCGCGCCGCTCGGGACGACGCTGCCCACCGACGCCACGACGGCGCTGGGCGAGGCGTTCAAGTCGCTGGGCTACATCAGCGAGGACGGTATGACGAATGCCAACTCCCCCAAGAGCGACAGCATCAAGGCGTGGGGCGGTGACACCGTGCACACCTACCAGACCGAGAAGCCGGACACCTTCCAGTTCCAGCTGATCGAGGCGCTGAACGCGGAGGTGTTGAAGGCCGTTTACCGCGACGACAACGTGACCGGCGATCTAGAGACCGGCCTGACGGTGAAGGCCAACGCCAAGGAGCAGCAGGATGCCTGTTGGGTGGTTGAGACCATCCTGAACGGTGATACCGTGAAGCGCGTCGTTGTCCCCTGCGCCAAGATCACCGAGATCGAGGGCATCGTCTACAAGGACGATGAGGCGCTGGGCTACGGCGTGACGATCTCGGCCACGCCGGACAGTGCGGGCAACACCCACTATGAGTACCTGAAGAAAGGTAGCGCATGATGTTCACGGGGAAAACAAAGAGCGGGTTTGCGTACTGCATCCCGGAGAAGCGCATCCAGAACATGGAGCTGCTGGATGCGCTGACCGAGCTGGAGACGAACGGCGCGGCGCTGCCCAAGGTGGTGAACCTGCTGCTTGACGCGGATGCTAAGCAGAAGCTGTACGATCACGTGCGCGACGAGGACGGCACGGTGCCGGTGAAGGCCGTTTCGACGGAAATCTACGACATCTTCGAGAACGGCAGGCAGGCAAAAAACTCCTGACCCTCGCCTGCATGGCCGCGCGGTTCCCGGATGAGCTGACCTGCGACATGGCCGAGACCTACCATGTACTGGACTGGCGGGCGCTGGGTCTGCCGTTGGCGGCCACGCTGGCCGCAGGCTTGCGGGAAAACAGCCGCACCCGGATGGCGCTTGCCGGGAGCGTGTCCACAGTGGACACGCTGCTGCTGGGCGCTGCGGTGGATGCGCTGCACCTGCTGGTCTGGGCCAAGACGAAGGATGGACAGAAGGGCCGCAGCCGCCCGGAGCCGGTGGTGAACCGTTTGCTGGGCGTGCCCAGCCAGCGGCAGGCCACCGGCTTTTCCTGTGCGGCGGAGTTTGAGGCGGCGCGGGCGAGGATATTGGGAGAGGGGTGAATGAAATGGCGAAGCAATCGCTGGCGAGTGCTTATGTGCAGATCATACCGTCGGCGGACGGCATCAGCGGCAAGCTGGCCGAGGTCATGGGCGGCGAGGCGGCGTCTGCCGGTAAGATCAGCGGCAAGAGCCTGGGCTCGGCGCTGGTGGGCAACCTGACAAAGGTCGTGGCGGCGGCGGGCATCGGCAAGATGCTGCAGAGCGCCTTTACCGGCGGCACTGCGTTTGAGAGTGCCATGGCTAAGGTCGGCACGATTGCCGACACGGCCAAGGTGCCGCTGGAGAGCCTGAGCAGTCAGGTGCTGCAGGTGTCCGGTGACATGCACATCGGCGCGAATGAGATCGCCGAGGCGGCCTATCAGGCCATCAGCGCCGGACAGGACACCGGCAACGCCGTGGCCTTTGCCGGGCAGGCGTCCATGCTGGCAACGGCAGGCTTTACGTCCAGCGCCTCGGCGGTGGACATCCTGACGACGGCACTGAATGCTTACGGCAAGGGCGCGGACGAGGCGGGGCACGTTTCGGACGTGCTGCTGACGACGCAGAACCTGGGCAAAACCAGCGTTGACGAGCTGGCGGGCAGCATGGGCCGGGTCATACCGCTGGCAGCTGCCTACAACGTGAGTCTGGAGAACCTGTCCAGCGGGTTGGCCATCATGACGGCAAACGGTATTGCCACGGCGGAGGCATCGACCTATACAAAGTCGATGCTGAACGAGCTGGGCGACACCGGCTCGACGGTGGGCAAAATCTTGAAGCAGCAGACCGGCAAGAGCTTTGCCGAGCTGAACGCCGACGGTAAGAGCCTGGGCGATGTGCTGCAGGTGCTGTACGACAGCGTGGGCGGCAACGCCACGAAGTTTGCGGGACTGTGGAGCAGCGTAGAGGCCGGTACGGGCGCATTGTCGCTGGCAAGTTCCGGCGCGGACAAGTTCAACGGTGTGCTGCAGCAGATGCAGGCCGACAGCGGCGCGACACAGACGGCCTATGACACGATGACCGACACGATGGCCTACAAGCTGGACGGCGTGAAGACCAACGCCCAGAACCTGGGCACGGCGCTGTTTGATGCCGTGAGCGGGCGGCTGGGCGAGGGCGTGGCGCTAGCGGGCGGCTATCTGCAGACACTGTCCGAGAGCGTGCAGCAGAACGGCATTGCGGGGCTGGCGCAGGGTCTGGCGGCGGTATTTACCGACCTGACAACCAACATCGGGCCGCAGCTTTTGCAGACCGGCACGGCCCTGCTGGGCAAGCTGGGGGACGGCCTTGTGACCGGCATCCCCCAGCTTTTGGCGCAGGCCCTGCCGGTTGTGGCGAACCTTGCCAGCGGCTTGCGCGAGAATGCCGGGCAGCTGGTGGATGCGGGCATCCAGTTCATTTTGAATCTGGCAACCGGGCTGATGAACGGACTGCCGACGATGATCACGTATCTGCCGGGCATTGTGTCGGACATTGCGGGCATCATCAACGACAACGCACCGAAGCTGCTGGTGGCGGGCGTGCAGCTGATCGTTACGCTGGGGCAGGGGCTTATCCAAGCGATACCGGCATTGGTGGCGAATCTGCCGCAGATCATACAGGCGGTTGTGGATGTGTGGACTGCCTTCAACTGGCTGGATCTGGGCGGCAAGGTCATTAAGCTGATGGGCAGCGGCATCAAGAATATGGCAGGCTTTGTCAGCAGCAGCGTGAAGGGAATGATGGAGCAGCCCATCGCCTATCTGAAGAGCCTGCCGGAAAAGTTCTGCCAATGGGGCAAGGATATGATCCAGGGCATGATCCGCGGCATCACGAGCATGATCGACGGTGTTGTTGGCTCTGTAAAGAATGTGGCGTCTGCGATTGCTTCGGTCATCCACTTCTCCCGCCCGGACATCGGGCCGCTGCGCAGCTATGAGCAGTGGATGCCCGATTTTATGAGCGGGCTGGCAAAGGGCATCCGGGACAACCTGTGGATGGTCGAGGATGCCGCCGATGCGCTGGCGCTGACAACGGCCCAGCCCATGCAGCTGCAGGTGGCGGGCGTGCTGCGCGGCAACCAGCAGACGGCGGCAGCCAGCTGGCAGCCGCAGCCCGGCGTTGCCTACCAGCAGACGAATAATTTCTACACCCACGACAGCCTGTCGGAATCCGAGCTCACCCGCGAGGCGGAGGACATGATGAACCGGCTGCGGTGGGGAATCCCATAAAGGAGGCGGTGCAGCATGGCGCGGACCGTGCCGGTATATACCTATCAGGCCGCGGATGGCCGAAGCCTGCGGTTTGCCGCGGACAGCGATTTCTGGATCACCGATATGAGCGGCGACGACGGGCTGGACATCGAGACAAAAACGAGCCAGTCCTACGGGCAGACCGGCAAGACGATCACAAATCAGTCCGTCGGTGAGCGCAGCGTGACCGTGACGGGGGCTATCCTGCGGGACCTGGACGCCAACGAGGCGCTGCTGAAAAAGCTGGTGCGGCCCCTGACGGCGGGACGCTGGTGCAAGACGGTGGGAAGCACGGTTTGGTACCTGGACGTTGTGCCCGCGCAGACGCCTGTTGTGAGCGGCGGGGCCAACCTGCTGAACTTTCAGTTCAAATTGAAAGCGGCATTCCCCTACTGGCGTACCGAGGATACGGCCCGGATGCTGCTGGGCGGCATGGAACCTGCCTGGTTCCCGACGCCTGTCTCGACAGCGGGGAACTTCGCGATCAGCCGGTACAAGCACAATATGTACACGAATTTTGTCAATGACGGCAACGCCGAGACAGCCTTTACGCTGTACCTGCAGGCGGCGGCCAAGGTGAAAAACCCGATGCTGTGGAATAACGGTACGCGGACCTTCATCCGGCTGAATACCACGATGCAGGCGCATGAGCGCGCGGTCATCTGCACAGCGGACGGAAACCGCGGCTGCCGGTACTACACGGCAGACGGCGCGGAGGACAACGGATTCCGGCTGCTGGACATTGACAGCGACCTGTGGATGATGCTGACACCCGGTGACAATGTGCTGCGGATGACGGCGGACGAGGGTAACGAGAACCTGATGGCCATCGTCACGGCCCCGAAGGGGGTGGCGAGCGGTGTATGACATCCTGCGCCTGTACGTGTATCACGATGGAGTGCGTGTGGGCATGGCGGAGAGCGCGGACAGCCTGCAATGGATGCCCGAGTTTGACGATTTGGGCGAGTTCAAGCTGGTCTGCGCGGCGACAGAGACGAACCGCGCGCTGCTGGTGCTGGACGCGGTGCTGTACAACCCGGATACCCCCGGTCTGGCCGCGGTGGTGCTGGCGGTAGAGGCCGATGGAGACAACCACCGGATGACGGTGCGCGGGAAGTTCAGCCTGTGCCTGTTCAAGAGGCGGACCGCCCGCGGGAGCCGCACCATCACGGACGGCGCGGCGGGCCTGCTGGAGGTCTGCCGTACCAATCTGC